CTCATTGTGCCAGCGTTTGGATCACCGCCCTCGACAACACCCCATCGTTCACCGTTATAGTTATTAATGTTAATCATTCTAACACGGGCAGGTTGTCCAGAAAACTGTTCTAGAATTAATACATCACCATTTGAGTTTGGAGAGTTTAGTGCGATACCTGTATGATAATGACTTCTACCATCTGGCATATCTTTTGCCATCTTACCACCAGAGCCATCGTTATATGACATGGTAGCAATAACTGTACCTGCGCCGATATTACCCGATCTTACTTTCCAACCAGACGCAGCACCAAGACCAGAAAAGTGTTTACTCAAAGCAACGCATTGTTCACTCTCACCGTAATAGCCACCAGACTTTGTTGATACTCTAGACACATCACCCATGGATGTTTGTGGATCAGCCGCATCTACACTCATACCTCTGAAATAGCTCATACGTGCTGATACGCTACCAGAAACATCTGCTGGTCTTTCATAGTCAGAAACGACAACATGCATACGTTGCTGAGGATCTAAAGTTTCGTTAGTTAAAGCAGCATATGACTTGCTATAATATGTTTTCATTTCCCAGATAGCAGCTTTTGTTTGTTGCGATACCGACATGTCTTTTGGATAAGCACCAAAATGATTTTTAATTCTTTCCGCTCTTTGAGGATCCCACTGAACAATACCTTGAGACATATGTTTTACGTCCCAGTGATGATCGCTAGGATTCTTTAAGGACTCACCTGACATGTTAGCAACCAATATCTTAGCCGCAGATGGTGACAATCCTTCTGATAATGCTGCTTTGTATGCTTCTCTTTGATTGGTAGCTAATGAACCGCTTGCTCTTGTTGAACCAGTTGTTGATGTGGTACGTCCAGCATCTTCACCACCAAATCTTCTTCTCCACTGTCCATATTGTTCTGCTTGTTCAACTGTCTTGGCTCCTTGTGACAAACCAAAGTTAATGTCATCTTGCTTCTGTGTTGATCTTTTTGAAATAGCTAATTGAAAGCCTGAAACGTCTGGCAAGCCTTTTTTATAATAGTTTGGAAACAACTCGGCAAACTGTTGTGGCGTAAGCATAGAAAGGAGAGCGCCGGCGTCCTGCTTATTGACATAATCAACTCTCTGTCTCGGAGTCAATTTTTTTAGCTGTTTAAAAGTGTCTTTTGAACTTGCGCCTACGTTGAAAGCCATTACATTCTTCTTTTGTTAAGTTGGTTCATCATATTCTTATGTTCATTTTCTCTTTGTCTAGCTTTGTCTTCTTGTTCTTTGATATACGCATTCAATAGTTCCACGTATATGTGTTTCTCCCATGGCATCATTCCGTCTATCTCTCCCAAGTTCCACTTATGATGATGTATCAAATTAAAGTTGGACTTGATATGGTTAGACAGAGTGTCATGACCCATGATCAGATAAAAAAATCATAGAACTCTGTATACCTCACATTATGATGAAATCCACACTTCGGACAGTCTGATTCGATCTTACCCGATATTGAAGGAAACAAATCTACATATCTTTCCAGCTTCTTATAGTTTTCTTCTGTCAGTCCTTCAACGAAATCTTTTAATTCATCCGTTGTATAATCTTTATACGAATGCATTCCAGTTTTGTCATAGACATAATCAATAGAGCTAACGATGATATGTGTTTTCTTATCGATCTCTGGTAACTCTTCTAACTTTCTCATAATGCCATAGTTTGGATATCGCATCTTGACGCCAGAAGCTGGACCGAGTTTGATGTCATCAGAAACGCCATCATGTCTAATCAATTCGACATTGCTAACATCAGCTTCAACCTCAAAGCTATGTCCGCATTCTTCACCATTCTCTAATACGTTATTACACGTTAGACTTACAGCTACTTGATCACCGACTGACTTTGCTCTTAGAAAGATAAAGAGATAGTCAATATCAAAGAACGGCAGCTTATCAACGTCAATCTCATCCTGAACACAGTTATTGATAACTTGTTTAACTGTGGCTATGATCTCGCTAGCCACTTTTGACTCGATAGCCATTAACAGTAGTTTCTCTTCTTTAACTGTAAATGGTCTAACTCTGATTACCTTGCCACTCGATGGAATAGTAAAATCATAAACTGGCAAATCAATCTTAGGTAACGGCATAATATAACTCCATTATTATTGTAAGTTTGGTCTATCCCAATACTTATACGCAAATGTAACTTGCAATCTTAGATAATCACTTTCTGCCCAGTTGACAGGCTGATCATTGACTAGTGTTGGCCAGGCTTTGTATAGCTTCCAGTGATATGAAATGTTTGCCATAGCTCTAGCTGCAGGACTGCCATACTCTGTGTATTGAAAAATTTCAATCTCACTATAATACTCGTTTGGATAAGCAAAGTTGAAATTAGTTGTTGGATTGATAAAGTTTAACCAATCATCAAAGAAGCGGCGCTCTTGACTGTCAGCACGACAAATGAATGTAAGAGCTAGTGGCTGATATTCTGAATTACATGGAAACACTTGTGATGGTCCATAGTATCTTGCTTGTGACACAGCAAAGCCACGACCAGGAAAGTCTGCTGCTTCACAAAGATAATGAAGATCAGGCGGAAATGTTTTTAATGATGTTGGTGGTTTGATAGCAACAAGATAACGACAACCTTTAGCTAAACTGCCGCCACGATCTAATACGCTTCTAAACCTGTTGAGGTCTAAATCTCTAATACCTGTTTGTCTAACTTGATTAATTGCCATCTTAGTATCCGTTCTCTACGTCTGTCTGGCTAATAACACGCATTTCTCTGAATACCATGGTTAGCTGAAGATTTGTTGGTGAGCCGTCATTGAATGTGCTAAACTCACCCTGCACAGTGTAGTCAACGTCAATTCTGTTTAACACACATCTACCAATCTTAGGAAGATAAGGATTGACAGGTGCATTCATTCCTGTTGCACCATTATTGACGATTGAGTGAAATGATATCTCAAACTCTGCTGGTGGTATGAACCATAGACCAGACTTTAATAATGATCCCTGACCAGATGTTCCGCCAAATAGACCTTGCTGACCTGTGATAGTATTGAGTGCAGTACCAATCTGAGATACTGCTGGCTGTGCCCATTGTGGTGTGCCAATCTCTGGTGCTGAATACTTTCTTAATAACTTAACAATTTCTTTTAAGTCTTTTGCTTCTTTCTGTGACTGTGGAGCCATGAAGAAACTAAACTGAAACTGACGCAACTCTGAGTTACCATAAAGAACGTCGACCTTAGGATTAATTGTTCCTTGTCCAGCTAATCTTGCTGCGCCGGCTGCTACCGTAGCAGGATATGAAAAAGCACCAATAGCTCCGATACCAAGTCTTGCTAGTTTAACGTCATCATACTCATGAACCATCTGCCACTGTAAAGGACCATTCTGTTGACCGCCGGGTATAAAAAGCATAACAGTGTTTTTATCAGCCCGAGCACTGCCGACTTGACTGGGTTGTATCTGGATCTTCATAAAATGACCTTGCTGACGGGATGTCAGGTCAGATGGAAAAATATAGTTTGCCATTAAAGTCTCCGATGCTACATACTATTTAGCAGAGGTACAGTATGGCATATGATTATAAGCAGGGATTTTTCAAGCCGAGATTCCCAAAGAAGTATATTGGTGATCCAACTAATATCGTATATCGATCTGGTTGGGAAAAACGTGTAATGCAAACCCTAGATGAGAATAGCAATGTATTGAGATGGGCTAGTGAAGAGATCGTAATCCCATATATCTCTCCAATTGATAATCGACCACATCGATACTTTGTCGATTTCTATGTAGAAGCTAGAGCTCCTGACGGCTCGGTTAAGAAGATGCTAATAGAGGTGAAGCCACAAGCTCAGACGCAGCCACCAAAGTCACCGAAGAGAAAGACTAAACGATATATCTCCGAGGTTATGACTTACGGCGTCAATGAAGCAAAGTGGAAAGCAGCTAAAGAGTTTTGTATTGATAAGGGCTGGGAGTTTCGTATAATCACAGAAGCGGAACTGTTCAAAAAGCCAACTAAATAATACATGGCAAAAGAATACACCAAAGACGAATTGGCTAAGTGGTTTGAAGAGAAAGCCCTTAGTGTTAAAAACGGTGGCTCTGCTAGAAACAGAATACTAGATGCCTCTGAAAGATATGCTGATGTTAGTAATCAGTTTGTCGGCGGTATGTATTTCTTTCGTTATGATCCTAAGCATAAGATGACGCTGCCAATGTATGATAAGTATCCACTAGCCATCGTCATTGATCGTTATACCGACGGCTTTCTTGGACTTAACACACACTATCTGACTAGAGGACAGCGTGGCAGAATGGTTGGCTTGTTCAATGATTTCTATGTCAAGAAAAAGCTATTCAATGGTATTATGTCAGGATCATCAAAGTCCAACTGGGATATAGTTCAATCAGCTACGACTGGACTAGAAAGTTTTTCAAAAGAATGTGTGAAGCGATATCTTTATAATCACGTCCGCAGTCAGTTTATTAGAATTAACAAAGACGAATACGATAAAGCAGTCCAGCTACCAATTGACGAATGGGTAATTAAAAGGTAAAGAATAATGGCAATATCACCATATCTAGATAGTTTTCCGAAAATAGATTACTCTATCAGTGAAGATAAAAACGTTACTGAAAACGTAACCAATATCTTTAAAAGATATGCCATGCTTAGAGAGGTTCTAAGTAACGCCGGCTCTTATGTTCTATATGAGGTAGAAGATAATGATACGCCGGAAATTCTAGCAGAGAGAGTTTATAGTGATGCCGGTGCTGGCTGGATGATATTATATGCCAATAAGATCATGGACCCGCAATTTGATTGGCCACTCTCTGATATCAATTTCAAGAAATACATTATCGAGAAGTATGGCTCCGTTGCTGCCGCTCAGACATCCTATCATCATTATGAGAAGATCGTGGAGACAAGAGTAGGTGATCAGACATATACCCGCACATATCTCGTTAATAAAGAACGCTTGACAGAGAATGCTCTTGACGTTCCTTATACTTACTTTGAACCATACTCAAACAATTTCTTTCTAACCGCTGATACATCTGTGGTCACCGCTGATAATGTCTATTTCACAGTAGATCATTCTAATCACTTTTCATATGACGATACCTCGTTGCCGGAATATTATTCATATGAAGCTCACAATGTAAATGATACCACAGTCTTTATGAATACCTATGGTCGGGCTGTTACTAACTATGATTATGAACTGGAGCTAAATGATAATAAGAAGTTTATCAAAGTAGTCAAGGCACAATACTATAATCAGATTATGACTGAATTTAAACGATTAACTCAAAGTGAACCTGATTATATAAGGACTCTATAATAGATGTATAATAATCCAAAAGATTCGACAGCGCAAAGTAATGATCCGTCCACACTAGTATCGGCCACAATAAATCTTAGCGGTGTCAAACTTGAAGATATCACAGTCAAAGAAGTGGTTATTGGTGAAAGTCTTTTAAATCCATCAGCCCACGCTATGGTGACTTTTCAGTCCGCCATGTATTATCGTCCGACAAACTGGAACTATTTTAGATGTAAGCCCATCGGTATCAATATCTCTGACAATCTAGGTCTGAGGACCATGGCAGTTAATCAGCATGTCTACCGATGCGAAAATCGTCACTTTGCTGATACGAATAGTGGTAAGGTCGAAGAATTGACGTTGCATAGCGTGGATGAATCCATTCTTAAAGACGCTGAAACAATCATGGAAAAGTCATGGCAATGCTCTACACCCGCAGCGGTTGTCAGAGAAGCAATGTCAAAGCTAAATGTTCAGACACTCAAAATGAATAATAGCACAGGACCAGGTCGTCCATATGTGGCTGAGTCCATTCATCCACTTCAGGTTATTCAGCAGCAAGCCAACGTAGCATTGTATAATGGTGATGATCCCTCGTTTCTACACTATATGACCATTGATGAAAGATCAGGATTGAATGTTCATAACTTTCAGCCGCTGACCGAACTAATGAATTCCTCAAGAGCACCACATCAGATATACGCTTCTGATACCGCTGTATCTGGCGGCACATCATTTTCTGATCAAGCTCAATCTGACTTAGCACTTAGAACCGCTGTTACATTTAATTTCCCATGCGACTATGATGTTCTATCTGATTTATTAAATGGTGTTAATTGTAATGGTAAGAATATGAATGACGTTAGAACATTTAATCTAGCATCTGGTGATATATCATCAGCTATGGGTGCTATTACTCAGGCCGCTAATATTTTCAAGTCACTGACAAATCTAGGCACAGCACAGCAACAAAACACCTGCGAAACACTAGTTGAGAAATATCTACACAGAAGACAAGCTAGAATGGGTATGCTTGAAAAGGATAAGATTGCCCTCAGAGTGACTATACCATGGACTCCAAGTTTACATGTCGGACATCAGATTTATTTCAATTGGTATAATAGATATGATACAAATTTTCAACAATACGGCTCGGGCAAATATCTCATTCTACATATGACACATAATATTCAATACGGTGGATATGCGACCACCACACTTGATTGTATCGCTAATACATTTGGTAGGGAGAGTTAATTATGGCGGGTAAGTTTCCAGGACCAGATTCCAAGTTTCAAGTCTCAGTTGTAACAGATCAAAAGGCTGACGATTGTTCAGGAAATCAGAGTTGCTACTCACCAATGGATCATGGCGAGGGAGTTGAACTAGACCATCTTGCTCTTAGCTCTATGCTCAATTCTCCGGTAGCATTCTTACAGCAAATCTTTCCGGGTGGGCTAGATCCCGGCACAGGTGTCGTCATGCTCAAGCAAGCAGGCGAACTTGGTGGTATTATTCTCGGTCAGTCAAATACGACCCGAAAGGGCAATGGGCAGTCTGCTGGTGGAAAGGCCCTAGGAAGCGCTCAGAAGGTCGAGCAGTTGACCGGGACTGAAAGAGATATCAACATAGCTCCCGACATAAAAGAAGTTGAAGAAAACGGCGTTAAAATCAGAAAGGTCATCGAGAAAGGAAAGCAACATAAGCTGGACTTATTAGATGGTCTTCCAGTTCATGGTGCTTTATTTGACATTGCTGGATTTAGACTGCCGGAAATTAAAAATGTTCCGACAGCTAAACAGACTAATGACCAGATGATGTCTGTCCAGAACTTACAGCAAATGGCTGGACAGATTATGTCACTCGGTCAGATGATCCAAGGTCTAGCTGGTAATAAAGGTGCTGGTGGAGGCGGGGGAGGCTACGGCTCTAATTATTCTACTCCAGCATCTACAGGATCTGGCTCAGTTCAATATGTTCCACCAGGCACAGATGACGGCGCTGGCGGCGCTGGATATTCTGGTGGTCTAGGCAATAATATCATATCTGGTGCAGACGCTCCATCAGACACACCACTCTATGAAATCATGGATGGGCTAACACCAAATATGAAAGCCGCTGTTAATAGTCTTTCTGTGTTACTACAGGGATATGAAGCAGAGGGTGGCGTAGCATTTATGACTGGTGACGTTGTTCATGAGGACACATATCTTGGAAACGCACAGCAATTACTAAGTCAGGTTACTAATCTCAGTGATCTAATGTATGTCATGAATAGATTACAGTGGGACGAATCCCTACGTGGCACAGAAAAGCTATCAAACGTAGTAAACGAAATCGAAACAGCTTGGGGCGTTGCTTTACAAGAAATTGATTATAATGGTAATATGATTATTACCTACGGCGCAGAAGATGCTAATAATGAAATTCAATTTACCAATGACATGACAAGTAACACCGGCAGTCCTGCATTGGGTTACTTTGATGGCAATAATTCAGAAGACGTTTATTACTCGATTAACTCTACTGGTGCTAGTCTTGGCTTTGGCTCAGGTGCTACTAGTGGTTCTAACTCTCCTC